GGTGGCTTCGCAACCACCACAGCGGCTGGGTCAGGCGTCCCAGAGGGGGCGATGGTATCCTGCGATGGAGGGGCAGGTGCCCGGGTCTCCAGCGACCCGTAAATAGGCTGGGGAGTGCCGTCTCCTACTCGGCAACCCGTGGCAGGGCAAACCACCAATTCAAAGTGTTTTCACCATGGCCACAATTAACGCACATATCGAGTTACTCGAGCGACGCCCACGCAAGTCCGGCTGGGCAACAGCTAAGCGCTGGTTGCTTGACATCTTCGAAAAGTATGCAGTCTGTGGGTCACAGTCTGACTTTGACGATCTCGCGATGTATCGACGGGATGAACATGTGCGAGCGTGCATCCGCAAGGAATTGAGACTGCACGCAGGTGCTGACAAGCGTGAAACATGTGTCGGTAACGCGATCGACACCACCTTGCGCACCATCGGATACGACCTATCGGACTTGGGAACTATCCGACAGGCAAACATCGGGGTCAAACGTACCTTTAGTGAGTGGGACGCGTACTTCAAGCGAATGAACTTGAACCCGCTCGCTACCTGCCAATATGAACAAGCGCAGGTAATCCCGAAGTTTGCTGCAGCCTGTGTGTTGCACATCCGCACCAAATTGGGGGCGATGGAGATTAACGACGCGAACCTGCTCTTAGTGCAGCGTAAGTATCTAGAGATCTGCCGCCGCCACAACGTGCGCGACGTGGACGTTGTCCTGCACCAGGGCTTCGTCATCAACGCATTTTTCACCGAGGGTGTCCTTGACGAGCTGGCTTCGTCGCGGCGACGGTTACCGGCATGGATACGGTGGTTGGACGAGGTCCAGCCATCGGGAACCGTGCCACGTGCCGTCTGTTAGGGGCGCCCGGTGAGGGTGTACGGATCCAACACCTCCGTTGACCCCGTGCTGCGTGCGCGGGTTGACGCGGAGTGTTGCGGGTCGTTGTGCGTACGCCGCAACGGGCTGTCAATCAAACCTCGTGAGTTCACTGTTCTCTCGGGGTTTGGCCCAGATCACAACCTGGGAGTTTTTAACAATAGTGTGGACACCATAGAGCGCGCCCTTGTAGAGCGGTACTTTTTATGCAAGGATGAGGAAGGCTTCAGGCCCGCGCTCAAGGTTGGTCCCTCAGCTTACCGAACACCTGAATTTAGCGCATTCAGGGGGCAGGTCATTGCTCACATGCCGAATTTGCCCGTGTTGACCAGTCAGCAAGTTGTTGATTCTTACCACGGCCCAAAGAGAAGGCTGTACCAGCAGGCACTGCACAGCCTTGAGCAGGATCCCTTGACCAGCGCAGATGCGGTTGTGTCAATGTTCGTTAAGTTTGAGAAGCAGGATGTGGGAAAGGCGCCGCGTGGAATTAATCCGCGTAGCACCAGATTTAACCTCCGTCTCGGTAAGTACCTTAAACACGCCGAACACCATTATTTTCGAGCCATCAATAAGACCTTCGGTGCGCACACTCGTGCCACCGTAATCAAAGGGTTTAATGCGGATGAGGCTGCAGGCATACTCTATGACAAGTGGATGCGGTTCGATAGGCCAATTGCCATCGGGCTCGACGCCACCAAGTTTGATATGCACGTCTCTGTTGCCGCATTGCAGTATGAGCATTCCTTTTATTTAGCCCTGTTTCCCGGGAGCAGAGAGCTGGGCTGGTTGTTGAGTAAGCAACTCAAGAACCGAGGGGTTGCATATGCTGCTGATGGGTCAGTAAAGTTCTCAATGGAAGGAACTAGGTGTTCGGGCGACCTCAACACATCGCTCGGTAACTGCATCATCATGTGCGCCCTCGTTTGGGCATACGCGCGTGAGTGTGGTGTGACCATTGAGCTAGCCAACAATGGCGATGATTGTGTAGTGTTTCTGGACCAGCGTGATGAAACTCGGTTTCGTACTGGGTTGAGTGCATGGTTCAGGCGAAAGGGCTTTGCCATGGCTGTGGAGGACACAGTAGATGAGTTTGAATGTGTGGAGTTCTGTCAAACGCGACCAGTTGAGTTAAGCTCGGGGTGGCGAATGGTGCGCAAGCTAGATGCTTGTTTGAACAAGGACCCCATGTGTTTGCTTAGTGTCCCGAATAACACAGTTTTCCGTAAGTGGTTGTCAGCAGTTGGCATGTGTGGCAGCAAGCTGGCACAGGGTGTGCCAGTGCTGTCAGCCTTTTACGGAGCATTTGTTCGTCACGGTGTGGCGTGCAGTGATGGAATGATG